TGTTGCCATATTAACTCCCTAAATTCTTGGTACACAAGGCTTTAAATCCTGTTGGTACACTATATAAAAAATTACCTATCCCACTTGCATCACTGTTTCCACCAGCAGTTTTATTTCCACCAAAAGTACCCTCTTGACCGAAATTAAGATAAACCGAACTTGAACTAGAACTTAAATAAAAACCAAGAATTATATCATTTGTTGATAAACTAAATGAAGTCGTTACTGTTGGGTTAGTTCCTGATGAGGGATTACCATCAGCACCTCCATCAGCAGCGACATACGTATTATTAATACCTAAATAAAATTTATCATTATCTACATCAACTGCAACATTTAAGATATCACCAGCACTTCTATTGCCTAATCCTAAAGCTGTTGTAACAGCATTACCATTATAGATACTATCATTTTGATAACCAAATCCTTGTGATGTGGACAAAGCACCAAACCCATAACCTCCTGCTATACTTGCTTCTTGACCAACTATACATATTCCAAAACCTGTATATAAGCCACCGAGATAATATTCAAAATACCACTTACCTGATTTTGGTAAATTAAATGTGGCTGTTTTATGGTCAAACTGACCACTTGTTCCAGTGCCTTGTAAATTTCCATTTGCTACAGTTATAGAATTTATACCACTTACATCTGCATAAATAGGATTTAAAGTTGCAAAATTATTGGTAGGTGAGTCAAGAACTTGGTCAGATGCTGTAAGGTTATATGAGGTGAAGTCATTACCATTACCTGATTCATCGTCTCCAAGATCAGAACTATCTCTACCATCAATTTTAAATCCGTTGCTTCCGTAACTGCCAGTATATTCTTTGGGTATCCAGATTCCTGAATCATTAAACTCGCCAAAGAAACTAGGGTCATATCCAAGACCATCTAAAAAATGTATTTCTGCCATGTAACTATCAAGTCTATTTCCAGATGCATTTGCACCACCTATATAATGAGCCCTGTTGGTATTAAAATAACTGGTAGCATTTAGAGATGGATAATTTTCAGTTGAAAAACTTGTTTCTCTAATTCCATTAACATATAGTCTCAATCGTTCACTTGCTATTGCTTGGGTTGAGTCATATACATATACAAAATGATACCAAGCAGATGGGTCTCTAAATTCTCTATCCGTAATAAAGCTATTGGTACCATGCCAAGAGTAAAAATTATCATTATAAAAATAAAGATAATCAGCAGAATTACCACCAGCAAGGTCTGTATGTATCATATACATAGCTTGTGCACCAAATTTACTACCAAGTTTCTGCCACCAACTAAAAGTATATGTTTTTCCTCCATCTGAGGCAGTGCCAAGTGTTCTAACTAAATATGGATTATCATCATCATTAAACCTAATTGATTGACTTATTGTGTATCCAGTAGATGCTTGACTATTACCGGGGATAATTATGGGCATTTAGAAGTCCTCCAGCTTTGGAAACTCCCCTAAAGGTCTTGTCATTACAGGTTTAGATTCTGTACCTGTATTTGTGTAAGTGTATAAAGTTTCTAAAACTCTTACATCTTTTGTTGCTTTTATTCTTGTGACCATATCGTTTGATTTTGCTCGTACTGCAGTTCTAAATTTAGAAACATTGTCTGGCAAAGAATAATTGGAAACTTCGCTAGCTTTGATTACCATCCAATCTGTATCTTTGAGAATAGTATAAGCTTGGTTGTTCACTTCATTAACTTTTTTAGTTTTTAATCCCTCAACAGTCACACCATCAACTGTTTTATCTTCCATCTCATGATCTTCTGCTGTCTTCCAAACTTTTTTTACCACTTTGTTTGTTGCATCAAACTGAAAAGACTCACTTCTGTTTTTATAAAATGTCGGATCTTTGTAATTTGAGTTATCGGTCTGTACAGGGTAAAGACCTATAGCTGCCTTTTCTGCATCACTCCAACTAGAAAAAATATTTGCAGGATGTTTAATATCGTTATGCTCAAATGCTTGAGCACCATTGAAAATTTTAATAACCTGATTTGCTTTTACTAACGCCCACATAATTTCTCCTAACTCAATGTCAATGCAAGGTTTCTACCAACCTCAATAAATTTTGATCCATTATAATAAAACACAAAAAAATCACCTAACGCAGCAGTTGTTGTTAACGTGGGAGCTGTGTCTGATGCAAATTCATAATTAGATGCAAACGATAAAGTTCTCGATCCAGTACCATCTTGAACTATCAAGAGGCTTACAAACTGCCCTGTAACACCATTAGTTGCATTATTTAATGTTCTATTACCACCTAATGTAACTTTAGCAACTGGCTTTGCTTGTACATCCCAATCGATGTTTGTACCATCTGTAAGTGTTTGTTCAGGAATATAAGCTGCATCATTAAATTTAAATCGTCCTGCACCTTTTGCTGTAAAAGCTAAACCAACATTTGTATCACCACCTGTAACCGCAAGTCCTACATCATTACCCGTAGCTGCATTTGTTATCTCTAGCTCATTTACTGCACTGGTTGTTTGTTGAAAAATTATTTGCTCGTTGCCATTTGCATCAGCAATAAAACCAGCATCAGCAATTCTAGGTTTAGTCAATGTTACAGCACTTACAGTGCCACCTGCAATTGTAGCTGAGTTAGCAATACTACCTGTGGTCGTAGCTCCATTAATAGTTGGAGTTGTTAGTGTTTTGTTTGTAAGTGTGTCTGTTGAAGATGTATTAATTATGCCTGTATCAACAACGTTGGTGCCATCAGCAAATAACACTCTAACTGATTTATCAGCAGCAACAAAAGTATATCCTGTGCCACTAGCTGTTTTGAATTGAACTGTAAAAGAACCAGTAGTTCCATTTGAAACGATGTAAACTTTTTCCATACTGTCAGGAACAGTAACGATTCTATTGCCTGTAATTGTCCCTGTTAATTTAACAACCATATTTCGTGCGTTAGAGGCTGCACCATCAGACATAGTTAATGCAGTTGTTCCTGCACCACCAGCAATCGATACCTCTTCATAGCCACCAACTGCTTGTTCTACTAATTGTAAATTCGTATTTGTTTTATCACCCCAAGTACCAGCGTTTTCGCCAGTCGCTTGTAATTCTAATTTTAAACTTGTTGAATATGTTGACGCCATACTATTCCTTTATATTAGTTCACATTATAAATCATTTATGCAGCTCTATCAACCTCTGTCCATGTAACAGATGTACCTACATCAACCTCTGCCCAATTTATTAAATTAATAGATCCAAGGGAAGCCGTAATATCAAATCCTGTAATAGCCATTTCAACATCCGCAAATGTGGTAACAGAACCCATTGCTGTAGTTAACGCAACTCCACTAGGTGATTCAATACTATCATTGAAAAAGTTTATTGACCCTAAAGTCATTGTGGAACTTAGTCCACTAGGCTCTGCTACAAAATCTGTAAAACCTACTGCTGTCCCTAAAGATGAAGTAAGAGCTATGCCCGTTGCTTCACCAACAGTTGTTTGAGTAAACCCACCTAAATTTGTTGTAAGAGCAAAACCTGTTAACGATACAATCTGGTCACCTTGCTGACCCCAAAGACCTTCACCCCAGGTTAGCTGTCCCCATCCATTGGACATACTCTACTCTATGTAACTCTTAAAATAGCTGCACTTGCAGTAAAAGCAGGAAACTGAATTGTAAAAGTACCTGACGTTGCTGTTTTATCACCACCAAAATCTAGTACACAAACAGCAGGGTCACCTGATGCTGTGTCATTATAAATTAAAGCACCTCTTGCAGTTAAAGTCACTCCCGTAAACGATCTATCTGCAAAATCAACGATAGCAGTATTAGTTGATAATGATGTCCCACCATTTACAAGAGCACCACCACCACTTGTATATTGACCTGAATTAGATACTTGTGCATCGGTTGTAAAACTTGTCGTAGATTTACCTAAAACAGCACTATTTGTATACAGTGATAATTTAAATGAATTACCACCAGTTTGTTTAAAATTATGTGTTCCTTCAAAAAGTTCCTTTTTAAAAGAATTACAAATTACACTAGTTGTTATTGCCATAATATCTCCATGTTTTAAGGCGAGGGTGATGGAATTTGTACTCTAGGCACTCCTTCTTCATACTGCCCTCTTCTTCTTTGTCCCATTTGTTGTAATCCAAATGCTTGAACCTCTTCATTATACTTGTCTAAATACAATTTGTACATATCCATCGGTCCTTTTAAATAAGAAAAACATTCACTTAAAACTCCATGTAATAATAATGCGTCCTGATAAGTTGACAAAAAAGTATTGTTTGTTGAAGTAAAATGAGGAGGATCAATAATATAATTAATTTGAATTGTAAAAGCAGCATTTGGGATAGGTGCAATTGCAATATTCTGATCATCCCAATTTGCATAATATTTAGGCACACCTGTAGCATCCGCTCCGTTATACTCGGATATAAAACTTGTATCTCTTTTTTCTAAAAAATCTCTAACACCAGAATTTGTTATTTGAACAGAACGCAAATAAATTAAATCCGAAGGCATACTTAGGTATCTTTGTGATGCAATAGTTGAAGTCGTTGCATATTTTCTTAAATCATCATAGTCAACCTTACCAGCAATATCTAATTCTACATTTCTAATAAATTGGTCAATTAAAGTGTCTGATAATACATTACTATCAACTTCTGTGTAATTTCTTACTTGTGTTAAAAAATTTGCGTGTGTTATTGCCATAGTCTATGCCTCAGTATTTATAGTCCACCCCATAGCCGA